TAGGAATATTACTTACAGTGACTGGAAGCCAGATTACGTAGTGGGCATCACCCGAGGAGGGTTGTTGCCTGCCGTGATGATTAGTCATTGGTTTGATGTCCCATGTGAGACTGTAAAAATTAGCCTCCGAGATGGAGGAGAATGTGAAAGCAAACTATGGATGGCAGAAGATGCATTTGGATACAACAAAGACAAACGCACTAATATATTGCTCGTAGATGACATCAATGACAGTGGTGCAACATTTAATTGGTTAATGGATGATTGGCCAAGCGGTTGTTTTCCAAATGATCCTGTATGGGAGACAGTTTGGAATAATAATGTTCGTTTTGCAGTAGTAGTTGATAATCTGTCTAGTAAATGTAATGTAAAAATGGATTACAGTGGTATGGAAGTTAACAAAGCTGAAAAAGATGTTTGGATCGAGTTTCCATACGAAGATTGGTGGTCAAAATGAAAGAAAAAGTTTTTGATAATATCCCTGCATTTATTGATGACAGTGATGCTCCTTGGACAGATGTTGCCAGTGAAGATTTCCATGTAAAAGTTTTTAAAGACAAGTATCCTGTTACAGAAGGACATCTCTTATATGTGCCTAAATATAATACAGTTCATGTGTTAATGGATGCTTTTCAAGATGCTGTGCGTTACGGACAACTAATGGTAGATAATGGCCACTGGGACGGATTCAACGTTGGCTTTAACTATGGCAAGGCCGCAGGACAAACTGTTTCTTGGCCACACGTACATTTGATTCCTAGACGTATTGGTGATATGGAAGACCCAACAGGTGGTGTTCGTCATGTTATCCCAGAAAAAGGAAATTATAAAAAGTGGTAACTTTGCCAACACCTTATCAGTGTAAAAGTTTTTCAAATTATGGATTTCTGATAAGTGAGATTGCGGAAGAACTATTACTGCCTGTCAAACAAGAAATTGAAAAAATTAAAAATAATTTTGACAAAGCAGAAAAAGCTAACAAAATTTTAGTCGGCCATGTTGAGAAAGAATTCAATCTAGTAGAGACAAAAACATATCTAGAAAATTTATTAATGCCTTTATTCGAAGGGTATGAAAAAAATTTTCATCTATCTTCTGAAATCAATGTCAATGTCAGTCCATCCAAATGGTGCTTGGATAGTGCTTGGATAAATTTCCAAAAGAAACACGAATTTAATCCAGTACATAAGCATTCTGGAATTTTTTCATTTGTAATTTGGATACAAGTTCCTTATACTATTGAAGAAGAAAAACAATATTTTCCAGAACTATCAAAAAATAATAAGTGTGGATGCTTTGAATTCCATTATACCAACATCTTAGGTGAGATATGGTGTCACACTATACCAGCTGACAAAAAATACGAAAATAAAATTATAATATTTCCTGCTGGGTTAAACCATTCTGTTTTTCCTTTCTACTCTAGCGACGAGTACAGGATAACAATATCCGGAAACATTAAATTAAAGGGTTTACGTGATTAAAGAGAAATTTGAATTTCCTATTCGAATCAATTGGGACAATCAAAGTGTACCTTGGTGGAACGAATCTTGTGCTATGGTGCTAGAAGTATTTGGATTGCCAGGGGATAGATTTGTTTATCATCCCCACGAGGATTACATGACATTTAATTTTAAAAATGAGAAAGATGCAAACTTATGCAAAATACTATTAAGCGAAAGATTATAGAAGTCCTTTGTTGGGCTTCGTTTGTTTTGATATTTCTCATATCAATTCCACTAATGTATCTTACTGCGCCCAAAAAAGGCGACGTGATTAGAATTGATTGTACTTGGAGTGAAATCAGTCCAGATTTTACTACCGAAATGCGTGAGCTTTGTCGTAAAAATCGTATGGAACAGATTGACAAAAGTTCTAAATAATGTTAACATAGTATATAGAATGGAAACAAAATGAGTAAAATTAAAATAGCAGAACTGTTTTATAGTATACAAGGTGAAGGACGCTACATGGGCGTCCCTTCTGTGTTTTTGCGCACATTTGGATGTAACTTTAAATGCGCAGGCTTTGGCATGCCTAGAGGTGAATTGAGCGAAGAGGCCAATAACATTAATCCTCTCGAATATAAAGATTACAAAGATTTGCCGCTTGTTAGCACAGGATGTGATAGTTACGCTAGTTGGGATCCACGTTTTAAAGATCTCAGTCCAATGCTTACCAGCGATGCCATTGTACATCGTATTATGGAAATACTTCCGCATCGTCGTTGGGAAGATGAGCATCTTGTTATTACAGGAGGTGAGCCTTTACTGGGTTGGCAACGTGCTTATGAAGACTTATTAAGTCATGCGAGTATGGACAGACTTAAAGAAATTACATTTGAAACAAATGGTACTCAAAAACTACAACCAGCGTTTAAAGACTATTTGATGCAATGGCAAATGCCTAATATGGACTTCAATAGAGAAGTTACATTTTCAGTAAGTGCTAAACTTCCATGCAGTGGAGAGAAGTGGGAAGATGCTATACTTCCCGAAGTTGTCTGTGACTACGAAGAGGTTGGTACAGCATATTTGAAATTTGTTGTTGCCACAGAACAAGACTTTGCAGACGCAGAATGTGCTATTGCCGCTTATCGTAAAGCAGGATTTAAAGGACATGTTTATTTGATGCCAGTGGGTGGCGTTGAAAATGTATATACTTTAAATAACAAAAATGTAGCATTGTTGGCTATGAAGCATGGTCTTCGTTATAGTGACAGACTACAAGTACCTTTGTTTAAAAATGAATGGGGAACCTAAATGGTAACTAGAAAACCAAAAACACAAAATGAAGAAGTTGCTGTAGAAAAGCCAGTTAGAAAAACTAGAGCTAAAAAGGAAACAAAGCCTTCTGGGCCGTTAACTAAAGAGCAAGCAACCAAATTAAAACAGCCTTGGGTTGCTGTTTTGGATACGCATGTCAGTCCAGAAAATCCAGCAAATGGCTTTTTCGAACTTGACTGGAACGAATACTTTATTGTATTATTAAAGAGTCACGGATATGATGGCCCAAATGAAGAAAGTATTGTTGATGTTTGGTTTCAAAACCTATGTAAAAACATTGGCAACGAAGCTGGCATAAACATGGATCGAAGAGGTAGTGGATACATAAACGTGCAATCACTTGGAAACAACAAAGCAGAAATCAGTTAATATGACATATATTCTTGTAGACACAGCTAACACATTTTTCCGTGCAAGACATGCCGTTAAAGGCGATGTTGAACTTAAAATTGGTATGAGCTTACACGTTACATTTAACAGTGTTAAGAAAGCATGGAAAGACTTTGAAGGGAAACATGTTATATTCGCCCTAGAAGGTCGTAGCTGGCGTAAAGATCATTATGCTCCTTACAAGCGCAATCGTTCAGATGCACGTGCCGCACATACTGAAAAAGAAGCAGAAGAAGAACGAGTCTTTTGGGAAACATTTGATGAGTTTAAAGATTTCGTTATCAACAAGACCAACTGCACAGTGTTACATCATCCTCAACTAGAAGCTGATGATTTAATTGCTGGATTCATACAAATGCATCCAAATGATAATCATGTTATCATTAGCACTGACGGCGACTTTGCACAATTAATTGCACCAAATGTAAAACAATACAATGGCGTAACTGAAGTCACAACTACTCACGAAGGATACTTTGATAACAAAGGTCGTAAAGTAAAAGACAAAAAGACTGGTGAAGAAAAGGCTGCACCTGATCCACAATGGCTTCTTTTTGAAAAATGTATGCGTGGAGACACAAGCGACAATATTTTTAGTGCATATCCTGGTGTGCGCACAAAAGGAACTAAGAATAAAGTTGGTCTGACAGAAGCGTTTGAAGATCGTAAATCCAAAGGCTGGGCTTGGAACAATCTAATGTTACAGAAGTGGGTTGACCATGACGGTGTCGAACACCGTGTGTTGGAAGACTATCAACGCAATGTCTTACTATGTGACTTGTCTGCTCAACCCGATAACATTAGACAAATTATTAAAGACACCATAGAAAAAGAAACGAGCAATGCCAAAGACATTACTCAAGTTGGTACAAGAATGATAAAGTTTTGTGCTAGTTATGATTTGAATAAAATTAGCGAGAATATACAATCATATGCAGAACCATTTAATGCGAGGTATGTGGTATGAATTCAATTGCAAAACCCTTAATTCCAAATAAAGAATGGATTGTTGAAAACAATGGTCGTAAACTTGGAACTTTGAGCAAAGCCAAATCAGGTTATATTTTTCTTTCTAAAGGAACAAAACTTGAATTCCATGACTTGCAAGAAGTGCAAGAGACGATGGAAATTTTTGTTGAGCCACCGTCTTCTATAAAGGCATCTAAAGTCAAAGATGTATATGGCTATGAGACAAAAACAATCCCTCATAACCCATTATATGATGTGCAACGCAAATTGCCAATCTATACGAAAAGTGCAAAGAGCACCAGTAAACATTGTGCTGGACACTATGTTATTAAATTTCCAAAAGGATGGGTTAAGAGTCATTGCCCAAAATTGATAACTTTGGAAAGATACCCTTATAAAGGGCCATTTCATACTGATCAAGAAG